GCCTACATCGTACTGAGCCTGACCCAGTGCAGTGTTAAAACCCTGCTGGCGTAGACCAGCCGCTAGATTACCTGCTTGGGTAGCAAAGCCTTCGTTGGTCAGTGCTTCAGCCACACCGTGACGTGAACCACCAAACGCACCCGCTTGGCTGGCTGAGAATCCGAGGTTGTTGATATTACCCTGTCGAGCACGCTCAAGGTCAGCCATTGAGCGATCAATAACCTCCTGCGTGTATGGGTTCATGTACGCGCTAAGGTCGGTAGTCGCTACCTGTGCAGGGTCATAGTTCGTTGCCTTAACCTGCTGAGGATCATACGACATGGCATCATAGGTGCCGCGTATGGCAGACTGCATCGCTTCTGCTGGGCCTACATTTGATAAAGACCCTAGACCCTGATCCTGAATCCAGCCGCGTATCTCATCAACTGATAGCCCCATTGCCTTGGCGTACTGGTTCTCATCAATACCGTACTTCTGAGCCGCAGAATATACAGCGCGCCCTAGCTCATCACCAGATAGCCCTGTGTCCTGAAGATCCTGCACATACCTGCGGATATTGGAGTCAGATATTTGTGAGCCCGTTGTAAGGTTTCTATCGATAGTTCTGCCAGCGTTGCGAGCAAAGTTATCCACTTCAGCAGTGCTATAATCAAAAGCACGTCCAAGCTGAGCCGCTGATACACCAAACTTATTGGCAGCATCTGCAACAGCGCGGTGTAGCTCAGTACCCGATAAATTGCCATAGTTATTATTGACGTAATCGCGTATCTGTTGATCTGTGTATGTAGTCCTTGCATTAGTGGTTGACTGCTGACGCTGCTGGTATTCGGGACTTTGCTTAATGCTCGCCATTACGTCTTCAGTTGACCATCCCTGCGCTAGCTTATCGCCCCAATAACGCTGCCCTTCTGCGCCTATGTCTCGACCTAAAAGCTGGTTGTATATACTATTTAAATCAGCCATTACCAACCTCCTGTAGTGTAGCCGCGTGAGGAATTACCGCCGCCTACACCTAATGAGCCACGACCAGAGCTATAGGTAGGCTCACCACCATCACTCACAGTTATGGTAGCACGCGCCTGATCAAGCGCAGCCTTTGCGCTATCTGCCGAGGTAGCGTTGCGTTTTGCTTCATCAGAGCTATAAAACTCAGAACCGCGAACAGGCGTTGGCATTAAATTGTCCCCTGTATCAGGAGACATGGTTGATCTGTAGAACATATCATCACCATATACTCCGGGTTGACCTTCTTTTCCGTAGTCGCCAGCGTAGTGATCAGCGTACTTACCTGCAAGCAAAGCAAGCAAGCCAGATAGCGGCCCCATCCTCATCAAAGGATTTTCAGAAAGTCCGCGCAGCTTATTGATCCAATCACCAGATAAACCAGACTGCGGCACAAGAGGACCACCGCTATTTGTATTAACCTCGCTACTAGAGGTATTTGCATTTATGTCTTTGGTATCAACCCCAATTTCATCTAGCAACCCAAGCACCTCACCGACACCCGTGCGTGATCCGTACTCCCCAGTAACAGGATCAATGACCATTGAGTTGTAGTAGTCGTACTGTGCTGGCGCGCGTTGCTTCAGCTCGTTACGTGCTTGGTCGAAGATATCACCTGAGCGGTAGCCCTGAATCCCTGTGGTAGGGTCAGTGACCATGTTGTAAGGTGAAGGCTGATCAGCAACGCTCATTCCAAACGAGCGTGCTAAGTCGTTGGTGTTCTGCATCGCAGACTGTTGCATCGGTGTGAAGCCCGCAACATCGACACCGTAGTAGGGCATGTAGCCCATATCAGCGATATTGCGTGCGCGAGCAATATTGTCTTTAGCGGCATCTTCATACCACTTAGGCAGCTCTTGCTTAGTTTCTTCCGAGCCAAATAAGAAATCTAAAAGGGCCATGAATCTTTCCTCTGATTTGACTCAAGTGCAATCCGCGTCCCTGAGTATGTATTTAGTTAATTCTAGCGCAAATTATCCGCTAATTCTCGTAATTGCTAATGTTGATGCAGGTGTAGCTGGGCAAAACCCTGTCGCTGCGTTAGCGGTCAATGATCCACTCGTGCTACTGACTGCCCACATCGCTTCCAAATAATCCCCAGCACTGACCGAGATGATAGCCGCTCGGCTAACTACCAAGTTAGAACTACTCTGATGTAGTGAGTTTTTCATTGTAGAGCCTGTAATATCCACCCCGTTAATACGGGGCCAGAAGTAGAAGTCTACAGTCGAGCTAGAGCTAGACGTTATCTGTGCTGAGAACGACACCAAGTAAGACCCGCCTTCATCAAAGGTTATCTGTGAGCCTGACAGTGAGATGCTGTCGTCTGTTGTTCCTGTATAGGTCAGTGCATAGGCAGTGTTAGCGGATGCTGCTGTCTGAGTTGTAGAAACACCCAGAGCGGCTTCACCGTCTTTTAGGACTATCTGCCTAAACACACCATTCTTAGATACGACTGGGTAGCCGTTAGCCTCATCCCATAACAGGATGCCGTTCTCGGAAGGCGTATCGGTAGATACTTTAAATCGCAACTTGTCAGCTATACCTAGCATGTAGTTGACAAGACGCTCAGCCCAGCGATCTATAGCGCCGACAGTAGGTGTAGGCGGTCTGCGAATACTCATCGCCTACCACCCCCTGCAATATCTAGACGCATCCTACCTACGCGCCAATCTGTGTTATCTGTACCTTCTAGGCGCATCCTGATTTGTCGCCCTGTAAAGCGTACTGGACTAGGGTTAGCTAAAGTATACGCCCCATAGGTGCGCTCTGTGTCGTTGGGATGAAATCGCGTTTTAAACGTAGCCTCAACCGAACCTTGCGTATTTTCATCTGGAATTAGCTCAGTTGCTACTGCGACTTGATCACCATTACCTATAGAAATAGGGCCAGATTCAATGTACACATCATAGCCAGTGTGCGTCCAACCAACCTCATGCTCGTATAGATGTTTGTCGCTTGGGTCTGCCCAGATAGGGTTAATAAACGCACCCTGATCTATCCCTGCTGTACGTACTAATGTGCCTATCGTCCAAGTGTTGGTGTCGTAGTTCCATGCTACATAGCGGTCATTCTCTGTGGAGTTTGCACTAGGGTAGAAAAACCATGCTTCTGAAAACCTAGAGTTTTGCAATGCAAAAACATGAGTTGCGTAATCTCGGTTGATGTCAGCGAATACGTGGTCATATACTTCAGAAGGTAGCTTTTGCACCTGACCGCCTGAGTAAACGAAGAAGTTTTGGCGACCCATCCATACGACACCTCCTGAGAATGTCACAGCAGCTTTAGGCGATATGACACCGCAACCCGTACCTACTCGCTGAATAGAGTAGACAAACGGTGGGCCAATGTATGTTGCTGTGTGAGCATCAGTCGTGGTTAAGATGACTGCTTGGTCACGCGCCCTTAATCCGCACTGGATATAACCATCAGTCTGTAGCTCAATATCGCCAGCTTCATTGGTATCAGCAGGTGTCCAAGTGGTATTGTCTTCACGATCAGACCATTGGAGTTTACGCGGATTACCCCCAGCACCTAGAGCCATTAGGAATCGTTCTTCAGTCACCAGCAGGCCACGGCAGTTAGTTGGTGCATTCGAGATTACTGCCGCTGCGGTAGGCCCAACAAGATCAAGCTGCCACTCATAAAGCTTACCATCTTCAGTAGCGCAACCAACAAGATATTCACCCCAGTTATCTAAACTCCAAGTTGTAGCAGGTAGCGTTTGGGTACTATCGTTTCGCTCGGTACCGTATGCATCTTCACCATAGTTAAGTGCACCATAACCAGTGTTAGCTACAGCAGACTCACGCCCAGTAGAGTATCCAGCGGGTGTGATATCGTACTGCGCGCCTTCCTGATCATAAATGTATAGCTTTTCGTGTGTAGCTGCAGCGATATAACGATCAAGCGAGTTGTCAGACCATGCGTACATAGAGCGGCAAATAGATGCAGTAGCCGTTGCAGACTTCTGCGACCACCCGCCCACAGGACGTACTGCATTGTCTATCCAGCGTACCAAATTAGAGTCATTCCACCGATTAGATGCTTGGTAGTCTGTACCGTTTTTATACACACCAGCAGGTATATCTAGCGTAATTAAAGGCATAGTCTCACATCCTTAAGCTGGCCAGTTCGGTTCCGGCATTGCCGCTATAAACTCTTCTAGCGTTGGTTCGACACCAGACGCTACGTATTTACCCATCTGAACCAAAGCTTCGTTCCAACAGCTATCGCGCCATTCAATAGCTGCCGTTGCTTCAGCAGCCCACTTAGCTTTAGTGCTGTTAGCGTAACTAACCATAGAGATAAGGCTATCGT